TGGCAAAATGATTTATGACCCGACTCAACAAGAATGGAAGTGGGTTGCAAACCCTAAAAGTCCGTATGGAGACAGATTTGAGGTAGACGGGTCGAACTTAAGAACAAGGCAACCTGAACCGCCTACTCGTTCTGATTTCAAGACAGTTTCTGATGCAATGTGGGATCTCCTCGACGCCACCATGTCTCCAGACCCCGCCCAACGGAAACCACTGTCAGCAGCCGACAGACGGTCGCTGAACGCTCGCAGAGTGGTAGGGCCTAGGCGCTTTGCTGAGCAGCTTTTAGACCAGATGAACGTGTCGGACGAGGTGGTTGGAGGCAAACCCCATGAAGCTATTGATGAGCACATTGCGTCAGGGCTTTCGGGGCAAATCTCGACATCCCAGCTTACTGGTAGTCAGGTCAATAGGGTCCGCGAATCGCTTGGAAGCGCTTCTGAGCTTGCTGATGTGTCGGGCACAATCAAGGTGAAGGTCAAGGTTGCTGGTGTCGATAAGCCTGTTGATCTGACCATTACTGTTGTTCCGGTAACCAAAGAACTCAAACCGGCTTTGATTCCTGGTGGTTTAGACGGTGAGTTTTCCTTCCATGATCTGACGTATTTATCAATGCGCCCGGTAGAGTTGAACTACGCAAGGCTTCCAGAGCCCAAGCTTCCCGATGTAGAGATCACGGTTGATGGCCAAACCAGAAAGATTTCCTGGTCCGATATTACAAATCCACAAGAGGTTATCAATAGGTATATTGATGAATACGATTCAATCGTAAGCAAGCTTTACGATAAGAAGCAAAGAAGCGCTGACGTTGATGTGTTTAGGCCCGATCCTGCCGAGTACTTTGACGGTAGCGGCAATGTCATTCCATCTAAGCTTGTAGAGTATCAACAGCGACTTGATTTGTATCTTACCGGGCTGGCTTCTCGCTCAATGCATAGCCTCCTCGACCCGACATCAAGAGTGTTTGAAAATCAGGTGTTTACGTCTGTAACTCAGCCACGAAATCTAAAAGATTTGTTTGAAATGGGCGACAGGTATATGACTGCTCTTTCGAATAAGGGCGCTAATCTTACAAGAAACGAAATCATCTACATCATGAGGTTCTACGCACAAGCCAATGAGAGGTTTAAGAATTCTTATCGTGGTTCCTTGATTAGCCTCGATGTGGCCCCTGAGTTGCTGGACTCTATTACGGCTCGTGACTGGCAAAAGCCAAACGCTCCGATCATGGATATTGATACAATCGAAATGTCTCAAGTCGGGGCAGCCAGGATCTTAGATACTAAGCAATGGTTGCGGCTGCGCGAATCAGAACTGGTGGATATGCTGGAGAATGTAGACTCTCCAGAACTTCGTGGAAAAATCCTGGCTGATCTTGAGAACATTAGAGTGGAAAGGCTTCGTGTAGATTCGATAGCGTCTACTCCTTCTCCAACAGCTTTGGCTCAAGATTTGGCTGAGTCATCTGATTCGATTGGCAGAACAGCAGACAACACTGTCATGAGAACACTGACCCTTATGACAAAGGACTTTGATGATCTTCTCAATGGAAGAAAGAAGCACTCTTGGTTCGAGCGCCATCCCGACGAATCATGGCTGGAGTTTTCAGATAGGTTTGTTGCCCTTACAAAGGGTCTCGCACCAGACGCCCCGGTAATCACTGGTTCAAAGATTGATGAGTTCTACGGCGCAGGAAAGCCTGGTCATAGCGATGCTCTTTTGTGGTTCTCCGAGTGGAAGCACGTCAATGCAAAGGCTGATTACAACCGAATTATCTTTGATGTGATGGCTTCAAAAGGATTTAAAGACCTTAGATCAAGATTTGAAGCGGGCGAGATAGACCGGGCAGGTTTTGATCTTGCTTTCAAGAAAGCGGTCGATGAAAAGCGGGTATCTGTTTTTCAGCAAAGAGCCGATGTTGAGTTCGATTCTTGGATGTCAGACCCTGATACTCGTCCTTATTTGGTTGAGCGTGCAAATGCTTTTGCGACCAAACCAGAACTGGTTGAGTTGTTTCCGACCGAAATACGAAATGCACTGGGGAACACTAGGCGTATTGATTCAAGCCTTGTGTCTCGGGAAATCAACAGAGTAAAGTCGAGTTACTCCAACAACCCCGGAAGATTGGCGGCCCTAGACAAAACATTAGAAGCCCACAAAACAATCGAGGGTTGGGTCAAGAGGTTTGGCCGAGAAGATTCAATGCTAAATCTCCTTATCAAAAGCATTGAGAGCGGACGCCTCTCCAATATTAATCGACTCGATGCGAACTATCGCAAGCTTGTTGGAGATGTTTCGTCTGAGCTTCATGGCCCTTTAATGGCGCAAACAGAGCGAATGGCAGACATGCTTGAGGGCGGGTTTGCCTCCGATGCATTTAGCCATCCTGGTGCTTCTTTCTTACCAAACATGAGAACGTTTGCGTTTGATGCTGCTTTAGATTCTGTCATGGACACCGCCCCATGGTTGAAGCAATCACAAGCCCGCGATGCCTTAAGAGGAAAGGGAAGAACCCCGTCCGCATCTATCGGGCCTGCATCGAGGGGTGTGTTTTCGCGCACCTTGACGGATTCCGACCAAGTTTCAGGCCCTGGTAGTGCTGGTAGGGGATCTAAGGCGAGGGGTCGTGTGATGTATGGCCCCCCCGCAGATTCATTCAAACCTCTGCGAGAGTTCTCGCCCGATGATTTCGATGCTTCCACGCTTCATACCAAGATGTTTTTCGAAACTGGCGACGTAAGACACCTGTTTGCTGAAAGCGGCAGAATGCTTGCCAGTCTTATGATGGACGAGTTTGATGACGTAGCCGAGTTTATGTACAAGAACTTTGATAGCGAGGTTCTTGGAGATGGGACACGTCGGTTGACAACGAAGGGTTGGGATGAGCTTTCGTCGTCATTTGCCTACTATTTCAGCACAAGACATGCAGAGGATGGCGCTACACACAACCTCTTTCGGAAGATCAAGAGAGCCCTTCATCATCTTTGGAAGATGATCAGAGCCGACAGAACTCACGAGCTAAGCCCAGAGTCCATCGCGTTCTTTGATGAGCAACTTGCTGTTGGTATTGATATTTCTGAAAGAGCCAAGGTGGCTGTATTAGACGACGCAGATTTAAAGAATTTCTATACAGTTAGGCTTAAAGAGTTGCGCGGCGGGGAAGAAGTAGCGAGTGCTGGTAAGCGTAGAGAGGCCGCCCGTATCGAGTCAAGAAGAAGACAGCTTCAGCGCATTCTTGAGGTAACTGATGAAACAACAGAAGTAGACGCCGTAGAGATCGTCGGTCTTGCCGTCCGTCATGTTTTCGCAGAAGTAGCAAGAAAGAAATGGGGAGCAGAGAGAACTGTCAGATTGACAGGGCAAACAATGGTTCCTGTTATTCGGGCTGAGCGGATTCGAGAAAGAGTTGCCACTAAAATGTTGGATGTGTTTGGCGACCCACAGCATCTAGCAGACGCGAAGGTAACGATAAAGCTTCAAGAGCGAATGACCGATGACGTTGGAAGTTGGCTGCGTGATCCAGAAACCGGAAAGGTTAGGACCAGGACTGTCATCGATGACGCCACAGGAAAGCCCGCAGAGGTTTCTGTATTCAACTTGAGTCGTCCGCAGCAAGTAAGACTCAAGGTTCTTGTGCAAGAGCTTGGCGCTAATCCGCTGGCTAGAGATACTATTCCAACATGGATGTTTGAAGCGGATGCTGATTTCTCTAAGCTGTCAGTTATTGAGTACAACCGGATTCATGAAGCGCTAACCGACATGGAAGCGGGTGTTGGGGGGACACGAAGCAGACTTGCGGAAAGCGTTTCGCCAAATCTTGCGAAGCGAACCTGGGCCTCAATCATTGACGCTGGTGGGAATGTTCCTTTCTTGGGAGGAATGATCGCAGGGTTCCGTGAAAGGTTTAAGGTCTTTGAGCCCTTTGAGGTCGCAGGGATATTAGAGGGAGATAGCGCTAAAAGAGCCTGGAGCAGGACTGGCTACGTTACGCCCGAAGTTGTAGAAGCTAAAAAGATGATGGATCAAGAGGTCAACGACATTCCAAACTGGTTGTTGCGGGTACAGCTTAGGCTCCAAAAGGAAGGTTCTAAGGGCAGTATTCTTGAGGTTATCCAGTCTCTTACGAGAATGCTTACCCCTCCTCTTGATGTTCGACAAGCCGAGAATGCGTGGAGGCTTAGGAAAGTATTTTCTAACTTGGGTAAACAACCTCTGACAATTGAATTGCTTGATGCAAAGCTCGATGCGGTCACTGCTTTGTTTGCCTCAAGCGGTAGGATGACAGACGCGGAGCGTGGTGCGATTATTGCGCTGCGTGATTTAATAGACAACTCTAAACAAGCCGACACCATTGAACTTTCAAAGGATCAGGTCAAGGCATTTAGAGACACTATCGAAATTATTGAACGAGGTCTTCACGACAGGTACAACCTTTTAGATCAACGAGTCAACGATATTGTTGAGTGCATTTCTGGTAGTCAGGCTCAAGCAAGAGCCGCCATGGCAGGAATGGACGATCTAACTAAATCTCGACTGTACTCCAGCTTCTATGGTAACGACTGGCCGGATCTGTTTGAATGGGCCTCCCAACACGGCCTTACAATTGGAACACGCCCAGATGTGATGCCCGCATATGATGCGCGACACGCTGCGATCCAACTGATCGTTCGAATGAGGGCCAGGGAGATCCAGGCAAAGTTTATTGATAAGTTGGTAGAGGTTGGGGTTACCGCGAGAGTAGACGGCCTTGCTGATAAATATGCACAAGGCAAAAACACGACTCGGTTTATGGAGCGCGTAAAGCACTACATTAATCTTGAGCTTCGTCCAGGTGGCGCTGCGATTGTTCGAGATGCGGAAGGGCGAGTCATTCAAGCTCCGTCTGGATTCAGATCAGGAAGGCGTGGCGATATTGGTGAGATTGTTGAGCCTGCTGAGCCTGGCGCTGTTGTTGATGGAAAGCCAATCTATCCATCTCAAGACTGGGATGAAGCAACAAGGCGGATACCGTATCTAGATTTAAAAGCACCGGAAGGCGCACAGCAGACCTATACCAGACATGACATGGCCGCCTATACAGCAGCCCATGAAATCCTGAATGCATGGGGCTTTAAGTATGGTGCAGCCACTGAAGATTGGGTCGATTGGGTTGCTCCTGATGGTTCAAGGACTCTAGTCCCTAAAATGGTTCTTGATGAACTAAATGCTGCTATTGATAGGGTCAGTGGCCAGGGAGCTTTTGGTAAGGGCGCAAAAGGCAAAGCGGCAGAAGCAATCGAAAGAGGAAGACCCCGCTCTGGAGATCTTGGGAAAGAGTTTCTCTTTGGAGAAGACGCTCTAGATCCAGCGTGGAAAATGACACCTGGAGTTGCCGCAAAGGTCCTAATCGCAGACACTCTTGACTACACGCTTAGGCTCTACGGGTTTACCTACTCATTGCTCCGTCAGGGCGTAACGGTTGGTATTGGTCAGCCAAACATTCATTACTACCAAGGCATCACCATTGGTGCGTTGCTTCAGATCTATCAGAAATCAGGTCTTGGTCTGAAGATTGGAAGAGATGGCGTTCGTGTTGAAGGCGGCGTCTTAGGGGCGCTTTCTCACCCCAAGTTGTCTGGCGTCTTGGCTGCTAGACTTTGGGGTGAAGCGCCAAACCCCAAGAGCGTTGCAGGGGCTAGAGCCTTGGTTTGCAAAGACGGTCGAATCTTTACTGTTGAGATGCTTCTTGAGGGAATGTTGCTTTACAAGCTGAATACCTCTTTTGTGAAAAGCGGAAACGCGGCACACATGCTCCGTGACTTGGAGAAAAATGAAAATGCGTGGCACAAGATTGTCTCTGAATCTCCCGGTAGAGCCCAGCGCTTATTGGTAGAGGCCGCTACTTCTGTTGATAACTACTTCAGATCAGGCGTTTTTGTTGATGAGCTTTACAACGGTCGTTCAATGGCTCATGCGGCACAGATCGCCACAGATGCCATGTTCGATTATTCGAAGCTGACCGATTGGGAGAAAGCTGTTTTCAGAAGAACATTCATGTTCTACTCATACACCAGGAACAACCTGAATCTTTTCTATGACACCCTGTTGGAGAACCCAAGTCGCATCATGGGCCAGGTTCGGCTTATGCGTGGGTTGAGAGAACAGAACACCGAGGGAAGCAATGTCATTATAGAGACTGATTACACTTCTCAAAGACTTGGTGTTTTTTATAGAAATGCATATGCAAACACAAGTATTTATCAGGGTGTAAGATTTTTAGCAGCACCGCTGCCCATTATGGACGCGATCAACTTACATAGAGAGATTGCCGCATTTATTAGTGGTGGGTTTGATCGTACAGCCTCAGTCGAAAAGCGAGAACAGGGGCTTCGTTTCCTTGCCCGCATGAACCCGCTTTTTCAGCAACCATTAGTGTTCCAATTTGACGAGGAGATTTTTAGAACGCGCCCGCTTACTGGAGACGTGATCCCAACCAGCATTGTTGAGTTGGATGTGTTGATGACTGGCGGCGTGTTTGTCCTGAACTTTCTTGGTGCCACTCCGGTTCCAGTTTCGACAGCCATGAAAAAAGAATACCCAGGACAAGAGTATGTTTGGGTTGCCAAAAACTCGCGAAATTATTGGATTTGGAAAAACACGCTTCAAATGCCGTTCCCTGTCATCGATATGCCAGAAGGCAAAAGTCTTTTGAGCCAGACCGTTCCAGGTATTTTGTATCGTGCCATTCCGCAGATACCCAAAGCAATCAAAGAAGGAAGGCTCGGGCTCATGATGGGTGGTCGTAGTGTCGATAGCTGGGTTCAGTTTGATAGAGCCGATGTTGGCTACGTTGAGAGCGTTCTAACCATTGGTCACAAGATGCGCGAGTATCGCAAACATCATGGGTACTTGGAAGACGACCCGTTTGATCCTGCTACTACGGTAGACAAGCCCTTGGTAGACAAGATAGAGGATGGGACATATTGGACACGAGGGGCTCCCCCGCGCCCCGAATTGGGTAAATGGGGCGAGCGGGCTGGCATATTCTCCAGGCCCAAGCTTGTTCCTACAGAAGAGCAACGAATAGTAGAACTAAAAGAGCAATTATTGAGAGAAGAAGAAGACAGGGCGAAGGAAATTAAGCCTCCTCGCGAACGATAGCGTTCCCGTATTGCGTTTATCGTGTTAGCATTTATCAGATTTATACTAAACTTCTCTTAAGGAGAGAACAAATGTCACAACTTGCAGAACTCGTAGGCGGACTTCGCCTTCAACACGATGCCGTCAGCGATAAAGGTTGGTATACAACCGGAGTAGGCGACAAAGTTCAAATCTTTTCAGATTTTCTAGGCAGTGGGGCGCTTCCGCTTGACACCGCTGGTGGAGCAGGATTCGTGAATCACGACACGTCAAGCGCCGGTGCGCCTACTTTTGCTCATCAGTCCTCAGCAAACGGCATCTACCTAATGCAATTCCACAGTACTGATGAAGCTGAGTACTTGGCCACCTATCTTGGTGACGAGTGCTGCATTCCCCCTACCGCGAGCGCAATTTTTGAATGCCGCGTTTCAATTACCGGCACATTCAGTGCTGATGACCGCGTTGTGTTTGGCCTTGCATCCGCTCGAAACAACACGCTTGACAACATTGCTGACCACGTTTGGTTCCGCATGGAGGGTGCCAACAACAACATCCTGATTGAGGGTGACGACGGCACAAACAACAATGACGACAACGACACTGGCGTTGATTGGGTTAGCGGGACCCCCCTCAAGCTCAGGATCGACATGTCCAACACAAGCGATGTCAAGTTCTACATTGATGATGTCATGATAACGTTGGCTGACGGGGAAACGATTGACGTTTCCAATGCCGTTGCTGGCGATGTTCTTCAACCGTATATCGAAATGCAGAAAGATGCGGGCGCTGTCACACACGGTGTAGCTATCGACTACATTTCTGTGCTTTGGGACCGCTGATCCATCCTCTTCTAACTAGGAGGCCGTGATGGCTGATCAGGGGTTCATCGTCAATGATGCAGAAGTAACAGTCATTGGCACAAGCTTTGCGCTTGGCAAGGCTATCTTGCTGCATGAGGACTCTGCTTTGGATGCAAACTCCAAGGCTTTGCCTCAAGCCTGCTACTTATCTCATCTGGAGCTTCAACTCGATGGTACATCGGGAACTCCTACTGAGGTTAGTGCGTTCTTAACTTATGACTCTGCCGGGGATGACCCGTTGACTGCCGAGGCCAGCGGCAATTCTCTGCACGCTGGTCTTACAGATACCAGTCTTGTGAGCACGGCTATTTCTATGAATGTGTTTTTCAGCGCTCCTGCTTCTCAAACTACAGCAGGTAAGCTCTACTTGTTTATCAAAGTAGATGCTGGGCAAGTCACCGTCAAGAAAGCCCGTCTTCATTGGGCGGTAAGGGATTAGGGATGCCGTTTTTCAATAGGTTTGGCGTAAAGAATCTTGTTGTTAATGATCTTGAGGTAGGCGATGACATCGCTGTCTCAAATGACAACGGGATTGTCGATAGCAACGGCAACTCAATGTTGTTGTTCAGCGAGGTTGGAAGCGCTGTTAATTATGTCGATATTCAAAATGCGGCGAGCGGGTCTGCGCCAGCCATTAGTGTTCTTGGTGCGACCGCGAATATTACGATGTCATTGAAGCCCAAAGGTACGGGTGGGCTGCGGATCTTTGGTTCAACAGCGGGTGCTGCCAACATTATGTTGAACGAAGATCAAGACAACGGCACGAACTTTACGAAGATTCAAGCCGCTGCCAACATTGCCTCTAATCACACCTACACGCTTCCGGCGGCTTTGCCTTCCGTAGACAAGATCATGAAATCTGACAGTTCAGGAAACCTTTCGTGGGTTGATGATTCGCCACCGGCAAACGACTTGAATGTTATTCTCCACAACCAAATTTTTTCATAGGAATATCAAATGGCCACAATGAGCAAGGTGCTTCTTAGTGGAAGCACAAACGGAAAGGCGATTAAGGTCGCACAGACCGCAACAGCAGGGGACACTATTCACACTGCCGTCAGCGGAGCGAGCGACTTAGATGAGATTTGGCTTTGGGCCGTCAACTCATCGGGGTCCGATGTCAAGCTTACGCTTGAGTGGGGTGAGGCGACAGCACCAGACGGCAACATCGAAGTTACCATTGAAGCGGAGTCGGGGTTGGTTCAGGTTGCTCCTGGCCTATTGCTCCAAAATGGACTGATCGTTAAGGCTTTTGCTGCCACCACCAACGTCATTCTTCTTCACGGTTTCGTCAATCGGATTTCGACATAATGCCTCGTCGCAGTAGGGAAAACCTTGGTTTATATCGTCGCAGAGCGACACAAAACCCTTCGGTTAAGGCAGAGCGTGGGCCAAATACGCCTAGTGCAGGCGGCGGCGGGAACGAGTGGAAAGAGTGGATTGATCTGCCCTTAGACCCCGATGATGGGTGGACCATCAGCACAGGAAGCGGCGCGGCAGCCGTTGGCTCTACGCTTTCAAAAGTAGGCGATGAGCTTCATTTTGTGACGGCCAATGCGGGCATGCGAATCCAGGGCTCACAGATGAAAGGTCTTTTCATGGCTCGCGACATCCACATTAAGCCGTGGGAAGATGCTGGAATTACGAAACCAGCCGGGGCCACCGACAACCAGTTCGAGCCGGAAGCAGTCCAGTTTAAAATAGAGGTAGAATTTGCGACATCTAATGGCGGGCCAATTTCCGGCGGATCAGTACCGGGTGCCGAAGGCACATACCTGACATGTCTTGCAGGGCTGGCAGGCTTTCCGAGTGATCAAGGCGGAAACCCCGTACATTCCTCCAGTGTGAAATGGTCTGCTGCCCAAGTGGCTAAAAATTATGGTGGAGATCCGGCAACGTCTACCCGCACCAATATGTACACATCCGGATATAAATCCTACGATACGAATTCCGGAATGCAAGGGACCTCGATGTGGAAGAATCAATCTGGCGGTGGCGGCGCCGGGGCACACAACGCTATTGTGTATGCCACCTCGCCATTGCGAAAAGAAGCAGGCTCTGGGCCTTACGGGCGATGCAACATCCAGGCGGGTAGCTATGACAACACCACTCCATTCGCAGGAATGTGTATGTTGAATCAGCAAATGTTTGATAACTCTACAAAATTTAGTGATCAGACCCTGACTCCTTTCTGGCATGTGGCGCTTTGGTTCGGCACGCATACCAACACGGCCGGTAAGGGCGAGATTCGGATTAAGAAGATCCGCATGTATCTTCAGCCTGTACAACACAGGGCAACGCTATGACTATTATTACTATTGACTGTAGCAGCCCGACAACGGCGGAGACTATTGTTTCAGCCGTCCAGGCAGGTGAGCTTTGGGGCGTGGACATGGGCACGACCTCGCGGGCATCGACTTATTCTGATCATGTTTTGATTGAATGCACGAACACCAGAAATCTTGCCCTGATCGACGCCTGTCCAGCGGGTGAAACCTACAATATAGGCTATAGCATTTCAACGCCTGATTCGTTTACTGAAGCGGGAGCGATCGAAAAGGCTTGGTTTCTTCGGGGGAAACTGTAGAATGGAGGCACGGGTATCAAAATTAGAGGAACGGACATCTGACTTAGACGTTCGCACAGCCGTACTTGAAAACAAAGGTAAGGTTAGCGAGAACCGGATTGCAGATTTGGAGGTAGAAGTGAAGTATCATTCGCGAATTCTCTTCAAGATGCAGGGTGCTACCCTGGTGCTGGTCGTTGTGATGCCATTGCTCATTGAGTTCTTGAGTTAGGTCAGTGTAGGCAAGAACAATAGGAGGCAGCCTTGGCAACATATACAAAGATTAACTTGTCCCCTGGTGGCACTGAAGGTGACGGAAATCCAGTCTCAGTTACAGACACCAGCGGGAATGGCAGCTTTATTCATGACACAAGCGCCGTAGAGACCAACCAAGACGAGGTCTGGCTCTGGGCAACAAACATTCATACATCTGACGTTCAAGTCACGCTTCATGTTGGATACCTTAACTCTGGTTCTGCTGCTGCTACTGAGCGGATGATTGTTACACTGCCATCCAAGTCTGGGTGGACACTGTTGTTGCAGGGAGTCCCCCTACGATCAAGCGGATCTACTCCGCGCCGAGTTGCTGCCTTTGCAGGCACTGCAAATGTTATTAATATTGTAGGATATGTGAACAGGATCTCATAGTTAAGATGGGTGGTTTGCTAAAAAGCGAAATACTGCTAAGATTTCCATACCTTTCAACTCCTGCGACAAGGAAGATATAAACAATGGCGACATTAACTAGCAAAAACTCAGCCGTTATTACCGATTTTCTTCTTTCGGATACCGACGTAGATGCAGATGTCAACGGGACCGGCTCCGCAGGGGATGCCGTAGATGACATATTCGGTGGCTCGGCAACGATCCACAGCATCTTTCTTGATGCCCCATCAGGTACAAGCTATTTGAAACTTTATGATGCTACGGACCCTACTATAGGAACCGATGCTCCAGACATTATTCTGATGGTTAAAGAGCCGAATATGTGGACCATCATCGATGGGCTCGAAGTTACTAATCTTAGCTACGGCGCTACCAATGCGGCGGGCACGGCTGGAAACACAGGCCCTGGTGTAACAGTCAAACTCTTCTTGGTTGTGAGGTAGATATGGCATTTTCTAAATCTAATATTGTTGCTAGCCCTGGTGCATTTAACTGCGTTCAAACAGATGCTACATCTACCGTGGACATTTTGAAGGGAGCCGCTGGAGAAATCTTAAAAGTAGAAATCGACAATACAGGCAACAGCGTTGCTGTCTACCTCAAAGCTTGGGACACGACCGGCTCTGTCACTGTCGGGACCACTGCTAACGACTTTGCTTTCAAGTGCCCCGCGTCTTCGCTTCGTGTTTACTCATGCCCTAACGGCGCAGCCTTCGCTAACGGCCTCAAGGTTGCATGTGTCACGGAAGGTGGCGGGACAGCGGGCAATACCAGCCCCACCGCTGACGTTATTTACCGCATCTTGGTGGGTTAATCATGGCAAAGCTCAAATTCAACCGTGGAAAAGTCCTTAAGCAAGCAATCCTCATGGCTGAGGACCTCTTTCCTGAGCCCAAGTCAGGCAAGAAGAAGCGGAAGTGGGTTGTTGACTTTATCAACGAGCACGTCAACGTGCCGATCCTTAATGAACGACAAGAGGCCAAAGCCATAGGCTTTGCAGTAGACATGGTCTGTGACTTGCTTGATTCGCTGAAGAAATGAAGACTTCTAAAACACAATCGTTTCGCCACACTTCATTGGAAGTAAAAAAAGTAAACAAGTCTTCTGTGACTATTGTTCGAACAAGCGTTAAGACCATGAAGCCTCCTGTTCAGGACCCCGCCGGAAAGGGATCGTTCGGATCTCTGTCTTTACAGGAGGCCACTTATGCTTCTCCGAAAAGGAAGTAGAGGCGACGACGTAAAAGAGGTCCAGAAGCTTCTGAACGACAAGGGCTATGGCCAGATTGGCGTTGATGGGATCTTTGGCAGCGGGACAGCAAAGGCCGTGAAGCGCTTCCAGGCCGCGTCTGGCCTTGGTGTGGACGGCATCGTTGGTCCAAACACCCTGGACACGCTCAGGACTGAGGAGGAGGCCAAACAGCCGGAGGTTTCGGATGATCCTCCACCTATTATCGGTGTGCTGAAAGCCAAGGGTTATGATGTCTATACTGATGGTCAGATCAACATCATCGGTGTCCGCTCTAACAACCCCATTTCCAACAGCTTTGATGACGAGATGCATTTGGTGTGGGTGAAGAACGGATTGTGGCAGCACAAGAAGTACCGGATCACAACTGATCCTGGGACGTATTGTTTGCAGCATCCAGAAGTCTACGGTCGTGCAGCAGGCACAGCTATCATGGTTCCAGGCCAGTACCGTGCATACAAGTGGGACATGCACCGTGGAAAATACGAAACGCTATGTCAAAGAGCCTCGACGATACGAGTATGGCGCGACGGGAATCGCGATAATATACTTGACTTTGGTCATAATGATGACCTTGGTGTTGAAGGCTGGTACGGGGTGAATTTGCACCACGCAGGGACTAATTCAACACGGGTAGACAAGTGGTCTGCTGGCTGCCAAGTTTTTGCACGCCTCGCAGATTGGTCTGAAGCTGTTAGAATCTGGAAAGCGTCCGGTGCGGAGCTATTTACTTATACGCTCATCACCGAGGACGATATTTCTTAGGAGTTAGAATGGAAAAGCTAAAAGAACTGTGGAAGAAGCTCAATCCAAGAGTTGCACTGATTGGTGGGGTTGTCGTTGTCTCGACCAGCTTAGGCACTTGTCACCTTATGGATGATGCTGAAGAAATCCCTAACGCCGTTGAGGAAGCACCCGCAGAGGAGGCTCCCGCCCCAAAAGAAGAAACGGCCCCATCCGAAGATGAAGCCGCTCCAAGTGACGAGGCTGAGCCAGCCTAACTTTCTGCTGGCTCTTCATTAAGTAGGACTGTTCTAAGTCCGTCCATGCCATCCGATGCGTGTGCTGTTGTCGGGGAACCACTTGTTGAAACAGTGGCCTCGATAATGTCAGTGTTGTAGTGCGGGTTGTCCCCATCGATCTCAATAGCTGTTGCCATTTCGACAGACATTGGGACCGCTCCACCATTGAACAGGGCGCGGATAGCGCTCTTACGCGCCATTCTGGCATAGTCGTCAACCCATGGTCCAGTTCGCCCGCCTCGTGAGCGCTTCTTGATTCGATCAATGTCGTTCTTCCACAGCACTTCAAAGTACTGGCCACCATCTTTAAGAACAACAACGGCATAGGCGGCAACAACGTTCTTGTCTTCACGGTCAACCTCTCCACGAACCACATGGGTAATGTCAGGTTGTAGCCCAGCGGTTACGGCAAAGGGTTCTCCTTGGTACACAACGCGAGCATCAAGCCACTTGACTTGACCGCTACGTCGCGCAAGCTCAAGCATTCCCTTGTAGCCAATGATTGGAGTACAGGTCTTTCCTCCTGCTCGTTTGTCATTGAATGGAATGAAATACATGTGCCCAAGCATTCCGCCTGGTTCCAGGCCGATCTGCGCTGACAGCATGACTGATTGAGCGATTGATTTGAACGAGCACTCCAGCAACGCTGGCGTGTTGTGTGCTTCAATCATCAATACCTTCGCCATTCGTTCTGATGTTAGGTGTTTTGGTAGCACCTCCATCAACTCTGGCTTCATCTTTTCGACCAAATCTTTAAACTTGACCATTGGTGTAGATTCTTTCTTCTGGATTTCCTTACTAATTGGCACGGTTACCTCTTTTTGTGTTTGATGTCTAAGCGAAACATACGCTTAGGATTGGAGTGTTTGGTTAGCTTCTTTGCGATCTCTGGAAACTCTTCTTTCAATCTCTTGGTATCAATGGACGCCCGCCCTTTTTGGAGCTTCCAAGTTGCTTTTCCGCTGCCGGTGTAGAGCCCTGCTGACTCTCCGATACAGGCTTTTATTTCGTTCTGCAACTTCGACTTTGTCGATTCCAATTGCTTGAGCTTAGACTGGACAATGTCCAACTCAAGCATCAAGTCTTCCTCGTCGATGGTAGCGCTTCTCATCTCAATTGCATCTTTAGGAAACTTGTCCTGTAGATACTTTGATGCCGCGTTGGAACCATCCATGTCGGGTTGTTCACCTTTTACTATGTGCTTCTGCCACCAGTCTCCAGCAACCTCAAGGAGACGGTTCTCCACAGACATATCCCTATGCACTGTGTACATTCTAAACTCGTCATTAATCATAAACAGGGCAGCATAATCACAACGATCCATGTTCTTACATGCCATGTACCAAGCGCCTTGGGTGGCGTAGTAGACCGGGACTTTAGCTGTTCCCATTGCGCCCCAGTCATCTGCGGAGCGGGCGCTCTTGACTTCCAATATAAATCGGGATACGTCGTCATCGACGTATCGATCAGGTGATGCCAACATCCAGGGATGTTTTCCCTCAATCGGCATTTCTTCACCTGGGTGAAGATCGAAACCAGTGAACTCGCCGTACCATTGTGCGATGGCGTCTTCTAGAATCCTTCCACGCATCATGGCGTAGCTCTCTTCGCTCGGCTCTACAAGCCCCATCTTCTCAACCCAGACATCCATGGGTGTTCGCCATTTAGAAATACCAAGGATGGCCGCGATGTCCGACCCTCCAAGACCTTTACGTCTGGCTTTATGCCAGTCTATACTGTGGGACATAGGTTGCCTCCTAATCTGCTAATGGGCTATGATGTTTTCATGGTAAGGAAACTTGGAAATGCGGGCATTGCCCGTGCGGCAAAATATGTGAAGCGCCAGATTGATAACGGGGAAGACCCCCGGCAAGCCCTCGACAGAGGGCGAAGACTTGCCGAGGCTGGTCGCCTCTCGAAGACGGGCGATGTCATCCCTACTCATCCCGACGAGCATACTAAGACTTAGCCTTGGCTTTGCGGCCCTTGGTTGACTCTGGTTCGGTAACCTCGTCCTTGGCTTTGAGGCTAGCAAGCGTCTCGTTCACAGACATTTGTCCCTGTGCGAGAAGGGTGAGCAGTTCTGAAATCTGTGGATTGTCTTGCGGTGCCTCAGTCTTTACGTTCACGTTCACAACTGGCGCACCATTTTGGTATAGCAAATCCTCTCCTCCATTTTGGTCTCCCCAGCGGACACCCATAACGAGCAGTGGGACTCCACTATCTTCCCGTTTTTCAAACTCAAAGCCGCATGGCTGCCAATCACCATTAGGTTGCTGATTAACAAGGGTTTTTTTCTGGCCATCAAGACATGCAGAAATCATGTTGAACCATGTCGATTCGTCCACTGCATTCAAGATGTTTGGAATGCGCCAACTCGAAATCATATCCTTTGTTCGAAAGGCTGGGTCAATTTCCTGAAGCGTCTTGGTAACCATTCGGCTTCCGATAGATTCAAGTAAAGACACATCGATAATTTTCTTTGTGGACTGAGGGCCGCCAGCTTTTAGGCTTTGCTGTTCTTCTGGAATGATATTCATGATGTCACCATTGTATTAGATTAAAGGGACTAAAATTGTCCGCACCACAAACATGGTTCATTTTATGAGCCCTGTCAATGGTGGGATTAGCTTTTGCGCCCACTACATGGTAGGTAACACACATGCAAGACAGGTCAAAGATTTTCGGTCAGAACCTACATTGGCTTATTGCCGTGTCTGGTAAGGGCATGCGAGAATTCTCTCGTGAGCACGGTATCAGCTATTCATTACTTAAGAAGTACACGTCCGGTTCAGTTCTTCCGAGACACAATCGAGTTGTATATCTATCGAATGTTCTTGGTGTTTCTCCGGGTTCGATGTTGTTCGATGATCTTGTTCCAGACATTGAGGAGGCTGTATGATCTATCTTGGAGTGGACCCCGGCAAGGACGGCGCAATCGTCGCGCTTGATGAAAACGGAAAGGTCCACGCTTCTTGGATGACTAAACCCGAATTTACAGTTCGAGTTGGTAAGGGTTCCAAGCGTGAGTATGCCGAGTACCGAATGGCTGAGGCTATTCAAAGCTTGGTAGACAAGGACAGAGTATACGCGGTTGTCGAAAAGCAAGGTGCTCGTCCTGGCCAGGGGTCCGTAAGCATGTTGTCTATTGGATTAGGATGGGGCTTATGGCGGGGAATATTGGCCAGCCACGAGGTGCCAGTTATTAGCGTACACCCCAAGACATGGGTGAGTCGAATCCTCCGCGATGCTCCAGGTGTAGGAAAGAGCCGCTCGATACTAGTTTGCGAGCAGCGCGTACCTGATTTGGATCTACGGCCTGGACGAAGAACAAAGGCACATGATGGTTTAGCGGATGCTGCGTGCTTGGCGCTATTTGCACTGATGGAAATGCGATAACAATCGGATTGTCACCGTTTGTCATCGCCCTTGACAGGTCTTTGTGCTCCGCTATTCTGAATGCACTTTACTTTGGGATCGGCAAAAATGGTGGGCGAAACGGTTGATAAAACGTCGGGATTTGTTTGTGAGTCTGATGCGTGGCAAGTGCTCGCCAAGACTCTTTCAAAGCCGTGGATTGAAGAAGCTGTATCGATTGATCTATCGTGGTGGCGCTCGCGGGAAGACCTAAAGATAGGTGCTCGTCCTGGTCGTCGTCGTTTGGCTAATCGGTGGGGATGGGCAGAGAGAAAAGCTCGACAGTTTATAGAGCAACACGACAACAAGCGTCCCACTTCTGTCCCAGTTTTGTCCCAGAAGAACAAGGTTCAAGATACGCAAGTACTTGAAATCACTAAGAGTGCGCGTCCCGCTCCCGTCCCAGTTTCGTCCCACCAAATGAATATTAAAGAGGTCTTTGATCTGTGGCACACGCTTCAAAGAAAGCGATCTGGAAGAACCAACAAGATGACCGCTGGTCGTAAGCGCGTGTTGAGCGCAGCCTTGAAGGGAGGACACACGGCACAGGATTTGATGCTTGTGATTCACATGGCATTTGAGTACCCAGATGGAGACTTCCTCGTCGATAGCTGGAGAAAGGGCGGGTACATGGACATCTCTAATCTTCTCAATCGAGAGAAGGTGGATCGTAATGTGACTCTTGCCAATGAAAGATGGGATGGGTCGGCATGGATTTCAGAGAGTCAAGACGACCATGAGCGCGACAAGTTGGGTGAGCGTGCATGGTCATCCTTGCTTCAAGCGGTTGGAGAGTGCGGCCAGGAGCCATCGAGGTTTAGTCGTAATGATCGTACCAATGAGGCAATCCTTGCAGGATTAGATTCAATCGGTGGCTGGTGCTCTCTTGGAGACGCTGCTGGAGAATATGCACGGTCTAAAATGAAGACCACATTCTGCGCCGCATTCAGAAAAGAACACAAGAACTTTAGGCAACCAATTCAATTGATAAACGAGGCAACCATTGGGAAATAAAAAACCACCACTAACAGTCGAAATAGAACGATCATTGTTGGGTGCGATACTCTTAAACCATTCGCTTATGGATGAAGTTGACGGGGTCCTATCGCATGATGATTTCTCTGTTTATTCCCACTGCAATTTATTTTCTTTATTCAAGAGCTTTTATAGACAGGATAAGTATTTTGATGCTTTGGTCGTCTGTCAGTTCGTTATTGATTCAAAAGAACCTAAGTATGGGAGCATAAGCTTGATCACCTCTTTGGGTGATATTGCTTGCGTGTCCGCAGTCATTCCTGAATACGCACGGATGATAAAGGAATATTCGATTCGCCGTAAGATGATGGTTGCGTCTGAGACGCTAATCGATAACTCGTCTGATCCATCACTTGAACTCGATGAACTAATCGAATCGGCGCAGAACAACCTGTTGAACATCGCTGGAAACCAGTCTCAAACAGACTGGCATACCGGATCGGACATGGCGCTCGATGCGCAGAACAGGTGGGAGTCTCGTGTTGAGCAACACAAGAACCCAAGCACTATAAAACTGAAGACAGGGATACCTGATCTTGACAGAAAGCTTTGCAGTATCGAGCCTGGACTTATTCTGTTGGCGGCTCGCCCTTCAATGGGCAAGACAGCAATGGCTTTAAACATCGCTGTTGAGGCCCTGCGCTCCGACATTCCCGTTGGGTTCTTCTCGCTTGAGATGGACAGGGGGGCGCTTATTGATCGCGTTGCTTCATCCTTATCTGGTGTTGATTCGAGCAAGATCAGAAGCGGTTCATTGAACTTGAACGACTGGAACAATTTAGACAGTAGCGCATTAGACTTTATACACAAGGCTCCCTTCTTTGTTCATGATGAAGCGGGCATCAGCGTTGCCAAGATTTCTGCTAAAGCGCGACGTCTCAAGTCATTGCGGCCAGATCTTGGCCTGATCATTGTGGACTACCTTCAGCTAATCAAACAGCCAAATGCGGAGAGTGCTGAACAGTCAGTGGCTCAAATCTCTACGTCAATGAAGATCCTTTCGAGGAACCTTTCCATTCCTGTTCTGTGTCTCGCACAGTTGAACAGGGGCTGTGAGGCACGAACCAACAAACGACCTAAGCTTTCAGACCTAAGAGGTTCAGGCTCATTGGAGCAGGATGCTGACGTGGCCATCTTTCTATACAGACATCACTACTATGACCCAAAGGCAAGCGCAAATCATGCCGAAGCAATCATAGCAAAGCATCGAAACGGCCCTACTGGAACCGTTCTCCTTGACTGGGATGCCCAACACCAGAAGTTTTCTGATCGGATTGAAAGGATTGATTCGTACATAAAGCAGTCAGCTATGAGAAAGCGTGCAGACATTGATGATATTGGCGAAAGTGGACATGATTGGTGATACACTTTACTCCCACTTAGGAGTAAGTAATGCCATTGAAACCATCCCTTCTTTCAAAGAGTCAAATTGAACAGTACCAGAAACAGGCTAAAAGTCCTGAGGCTGGTGAATACAATACCGGATCTCGTTGCTTACACAACAACAAAGGTGCTTGTCGCCACTGTAAACCCATTCGTGATTTGTTGGGCCATATCTATGCATTAGAGCTTAGTGGTACATCCGGCAGCGCGAAGGCGCTTGTAGGGTTTATTGATGTTGAAATCAAGCCTGGTGCTGACGGAAAGCTTGGCACCCCAGATGACATTGTAATAAAGAAGGCAGTTAAGAAAAAGCCTAAGAAGAAAGCAGCGCCTAAGAAGAAAGCAGCGCCTAAGAAGAA